GCCAGGTACGCCCGCGGGAGCGTTGAGTGGTCCCGCAAGAAATAGTGTGTTAAGTCGTTGTGTTTAATTCTTTTCATCTCTTAAATCTCCTTTTCATTAGGAGGCTGCCAAGTACCTTGTGTCAATTCACACATCACTTGTCTTTATAGATCCGGGCCCCGGGCAAGGATCTAAAGGCTCAGCCACCAAATAATAATCAGCCACTATGCTACGCGGGGCCTAGAGATCGTCAGTTATCTAGTCTCATTGGACCGGTACCCCAATTATCTTCACCCGTGTTCTAGTGTTTATACTCACAGTCAATAATGACTGATTATTCCTACCACTCTTCAGGTTATACATTGCTGTTAACTAATCAAGCAAGATAGGAAATTTATATATAATCCTATTGACAAAGAATGTCAATAGTGTAAATTAAAAATATTAAATTAATAAACTAACAGAGAGGACACAATGTCTAAAATAAGAATGAACACCGAGTTAAGAAACAAACTCTTTAATAAAATAAAAAATGTCTTTGAGAATGAGGACACACAGGAAAGAGAAGCATATCTTCAAGCAAGAGAAGATGTCACTTATAAATATGAGGTAGCTCACGAACTTGCAAAAGATGTGGTTGAGAGGTCTTATCCAAAAGAAGATGTTGCAGTATTAAGAACTTTCAAAAAGAAATATGGCGACCCATGTGATGTTGTAGCAAAAGATAAATGTTTTTATTTTGCACACAATGAAGATGTTGATGATGAGGGTAAAGAAAAACAAACTAAATCACACTTTGATTTTGGTTTGTTTGGCAATCTAAATGGTAGTGAGTATAGTGATGAAGAGGGTAAAAAGTTTGCAGTTGCATATTTTAGAGAAGAACTAAAAGCAAAAGATTGCAACCCAGATATCTATGCTCAACAAAATGAAAACAAAGATAATCCACACAAAACAAAACATGTTGAAGAATGTATGAAAGCATTGGGATATTCTCATAATAGTAGTTATGATCGCAGTGAAAATAATATTGGTATATCAAAAGGTTTTGATGACCCATACTATCTTGATGTTATTGGAACATCTTATTGTCGTTCAAGAGCAATAGCTTGTACCAAAGATGAATACCAAGCGTTTGAAACTTGGCGAACTGCAAAAGGCAATTTAGTTTCTAAACATCAAACTTGGATTGATACAATTCAAAAACAATGCGACCAATTAAAAATAGGATTGAAAGCATACAGGTATCTATCAGAGGGTATTGAGTTGGCTACTGAACTTGGTATTGAACTTGATGAGGCAGAGTTAATAAGAACTAACTCAACAGGTTTAACTATCTACAATCCTAGTAATCTAGCAAGTATGATTAAAGGAATGAAGAATAAAAATCAATCAAGAGAGGCGAAGATATTGGCTAGAAAACAATACGAAGAAAGTTTAAATTAACATTTGACAGGGTATCCTATTTAGTATAGGATACCCATAGAAAGAGAGGAAAGAATGATACAAGATAAACACTTTAAAATAACATACTACTCAAATAAAGATAAAAAACATATTACTAGGAATGGTAAATGGGATAGCAAGTCAAGATTTTGGCAGTCTAAAATTGGCGATGCTTTAATGACTTACTTTGACCTTGACGCACAAGGTTATAGAACAGCTAAAAAAACTTGGAATGTGAGGTACTAATGGAAATATTTTTTAGACTTACAATGTTGCTAGTAGGGTTTCTACTAGTCTTTCTAGGTTTTGTTGTGACATTACATTCATCGCATTATGTAGTTTCAATATTACTTTTATTTGGTGGAGTAATGACAATGTTTGGGGGTATTCCAGATGCCGAATAAACATTTTTGCCAAGGACCAGACTGCCATACTAGAACTACACAAGACAGGTTTCTAAAATCTAGAGGTGTAATCAGAGGTAGGTATGCACTTGTAAATATGGACCAAAGCTATAGAGATCACTACTATAATAATACAAGAGGTAAATACTTTTGTAGTCAAGCTTGTGAGCACGATTGGTTAAATGTACATATGGAAAGTATTGAACAGGGCAGACCGATTGAGTTTATCAGACACAGACGAGAGAGTGGGGGTTATCATAAGGTAACCGAGAGCAATGAGCATTGGGGTCCAAGAACTACAATACAAAGGGTTGACAATGCTTGACTTATCCTATATGGTCCCAGATATGACAGAAAGAAATATAAAAAGAACTAACCCATACTCAGGTCAATCTGAGATGTTAACTGAAGAAGAGGCTAAGTTATACGATCAGATTAAACTAGATGAAGAACTAGAGAACTATACTTTAGTACAACAAGGTTTATCTATGTTTAGTAGAATGAATGCTAAAGCATACATGACATTACTAGACTAAACCTCTCTCTTTCCTGGTACTTCTTAATTGATAGAGGTACCAGGGTCCATCCTAAATTTTAAATTAATTAAATAATTGTTTTTTTATTTGCAGAAAAGGGGTCCCAGACTATCCCCTTTATGGCTTGATTCATACATTTAAACCTGTAAAATACTTTTTGAGTTTCCAAAAAAATTCTGCAAAAATTTTGCGGAAAAATTTTTTGCTATGATAGATAAAGATAAACTAAAGAACTTTGATAAATTACCTGCTGATGTCAGAAGACAATTTGCTTTATTAGCTGCGCAGTATGGTGAGAAGAAAAAGACCACTGGAATACAAAATAATTTTATGGATTTTGTAAAACATGTCTGGCCTGATTTTATAGAAGGTAAACATCATAAAAAAATTGCAGATAAGTTTGATAAACTAGCCCAAGGTAAAATTAAAAGATTAATTATTAATATGCCACCTAGACATACCAAGTCTGAATTTGGCTCTTATCTTTTACCTGCGTGGATGGTAGGCAGAAACCCTAAATTAAAAATTATTCAATCTACTAACACAACTGAATTATCTGTAAGGTTTGGTCGTAAAGCAAAAGCTTTGATGGATTCACCAGAATATAAATCAGTTTTTAAAACTAGGCTTAATCCTGATTCTCAAGCTGCAGGTAAATGGGAAACCGAGCAAGGTGGTGAATACTATGCTGCTGGTGTTGGCTCTGCTATTACCGGACGGGGAGCTGATCTATTAATTATTGATGACCCACATACTGAACAAGATGCTATGAACAACCAAGCTCTTGAAAGAACTTATGAATGGTACACATCAGGACCTAGACAACGTCTTCAACCTGGTGGATCAATTGTTGTTATCATGACAAGATGGAATGAAAAAGATTTAACAGGTAGATTATTAAATGCTCAAAAAGGAATTAAATCTGATCAGTGGGAAATTGTAGAGTTTCCTGCTATCTTACCTTCAGGTAAACCTGTCTGGCCGGAGTATTGGAATTTAAAAGATTTAGAATCTGTTAAAGCTAGTATTCCTCTGAGTAAATGGAATGCACAGTATATGCAAAACCCAACTTCAGAAGAAGGAGCTTTAATAAAACGTGAGTGGTGGAGAGATTGGCAAGAGGAAGACATGCCACCATTGCAACATATTATACAATCTTATGACACTGCATTTATGAAAAAGGAGACAGCTGATTATAGTGCAATAACAACGTGGGGTGTGTTTCAAGAAAATGAAGATGCCCCACCAAGTTTAATTTTAGTTGATGCATTAAAAGGTAGATATGAATTTCCTGAACTCCGGCGTATTGCTCTTGAACAATATGGTTACTGGAACCCTGAAACTGTAATCATTGAATCTAAAGCCAGTGGTCTGCCTCTAACTTATGAGTTGCGCAAAATGGGTATTCCTGTTATAAATTTCTCACCATCGCGTGGTAATGATAAACACACGAGGGTAAACGCAGTATCTCCGCTCTTTGAGTCGGGACTGATATGGGCGCCCAAAGATATGGACTTCGCACAAGAAGTCATTGAGGAATGTGCAGCTTTTCCTTACGGAGACCATGATGATCTAGTGGATTCCATGACGCAAGCTGTAATGAGATTTAGACAGGGAGGTTTGATCAAGCACCCTGAAGATTATGAGGAGGATAAAATGCCTCCACAACAGAGGACGTATTATTAATTATGGGACCATATAAAACAATAACTGCAGCTTTTAATGCTCTTAAAAAAGGTTTCAAAAAACAAACTAAAAGAGATCCTAATCCAATCGAAGAAGAGATGATTATGGAAGAGGCTAAAAGAAAAATTACCTCACAAGGTGAAAACATATCCACTCTTGATACTGGTATCATGACTCAGGCCTCAGGAACCAAGAAACCTATTGATGAAGTAGTTGAATTTACTAAAAGCAAAGAAGATGTTGTACAAGACTTAGTTGATAGAAAATTTGGTAAAGGTTATTTTGACAAACCAGATTTAGATAGACCATTTGTAACTGATGAACAAATGTCAGCATTTACAATGGATGAGAATGCAAGAAAATTAAATAAGGCTAAAGGTATAATTAGTAATCTAGGTGCTAAAACTACAAAACAAAAACTTTTTGTAGCTGACTTAGTTGAAGATGCAGGTCAAGGTATATTTGATACTGTTGATATGGGTGCTGTGGTTAGATCTAATATGTTTGATGATTTAGTAGATCAATTAGATAATGATGATTTAGTAATGAAAATTATGTATTCAGGAACAAAGTCTGATGACTTTGGAATTACTATGGCAAAAATTAAAAGTAATGCCATGGATGAAGGTGTTGATATAAGTGACACTGTAGATTTTTATGAAAGAACTTTTAATGAAGTAGTTAGACCTAAAAAAGCTGATGGTGGTAGAATGGGTTTTGCCTTAGGAACACCTAAAGGAATTATGAAATTAGTAGATATGATTAATAAAAAATTTGGTAAAGGCGCCATGAAAACTGCTGATGAAATAGAATCACCAGAAAAAACTACACAACAATTAATTTCAGAATTTGAAGCTAGAAATAAACCAAATACAATTACAATGGAATCTAGAGAAATTTTAGATGTACCTGAAGTACCAAAAGGTTTTAAATTAAGTAGAGAAAAACTTAAACAAAATTTCCCTGAACTAGATGAAGATATGATTGATCAAATGATGGAAATGGAGCCTGATCTTCAAGGTAGAGTTATTAAGATGTTAGAAAATAGAAGATTAGATCCTGACTCTTATGATAAATTGTTAATGGAAAAAGGTGATACTTTAGAATTTCAAGGTGAGTTTGATAAAGTCACAAGAAGAAAAAATAATGCTTCAGGTGGACTACCTCACATATTAGGAGTTTAACTTGAAACTTAACGATTATAATCAAATGATGTCTTACATGAGACGTCCTGGTTTTCAGGATGGAACTCCTCAACCAACTCTCATTAATAAAATGCAAACACTGAAAGAAGCAAAAGGCAATTTAATGCCTCGAAGTAAAGTTTCTATTTTAAAAATGTATATGGATGAAGCTCTCAAAGATGGAGAGATTACACAAGAACAACACACAGAAATGTTAATGCCTTACTTTGGTGAGTTAGGTGAAAAGGTTACAGAACAGATTGAAGTATCTGATAGAGAAAATTTTTATGCAGGTAGTTCATTAGAACAATTTGGACAACAAATAAAAGATAGTTATTTAGCAGGAAAAAGTATTCCTACAATAAATGAAGAATTAGGTTTTAAAAACAATAAGTCTAGTACAATTGATAGTTTTATAAAATCTATGCAAAGCGGTGAAGCACCTATAACAATTACTGAAGAAGAGTTTTCTGCTAGACCAGTAGTTAAACAAGGAAGCGGTCAAGCAACAGAAGCACAAAAAAGACTACAAACTTTTGTAGAAAATTTTAAAAAAAAGAATAACAGACTACCCTCATCACAAGAGTTAAGAAAATTAGGAAACTTTGATTTTTACACAATTAAAAATGCTGTAGATGCAGGAAATGTAAATATTTTAGATGCAACAACAGCCGCTAGAATAGCACAACAAGAATCTCAAGGTGTTAATAGACAGTTGTTAGAATTATCAAAGGATAAAGATATTAATAATATTTTCAAAACTGGCAAGACAAGTATTAAAGATATTAACAAAGTTAAAAAAGTTATTGGCTCTGTAAGTGACTCACAAGCTGCAACAAGACTGTTACAACTTGCTAGTATTTACTCAGAAACAGGTGTTGAAGACAATAGAGGTTTAAATATCAAACCTAAGTTTAAAGACAATGCTACAAAAATTTTAAAATCTTCTCCTTATAACAACTACATTAGAAATATGAATGAAGCTTTAATAGGTAAATCTGTTGGAGAATCAAGTATTAAAGGTACAAAAAGTAGAATTGTTCAAGATCCAAAGTATATAAAATCAGGAATAGCAAAAGCTTACGACATTGATGAGCCTTTAGGTGTAGCTAGTTCTGTTAATAGAGCAAGCACACCATATGGAATATATGGTCAAATAATAGATGCTAGTAAAAATAAATTAAAAGTAGGATGGGATGCTAGAAAATCTCAATTAGAATTAGAACTACAAGAAGCTATTCAATCAAAAGATAAAAAACAAATTAATGATGCTGTTAAAAAATTTAATAAAGAAGCTAGAGCAGCAGAAAATCTTTTTAATAAAGATAGA